GCCAATACCCACGCTCCCATCCGCCGTCACCACAAACGGCGTCGCGTCAGGATTCGTCGAGTCCTCGACCACCAGCGCGTTCCCGCTGCCTTCCTGCGTGATGCGCACGGCGTCCGTGGTGTCGTTGTGGGCGACTGTAAGCCTTGCGGTGGGTGACGTTGTGTTGATGCCTATGTTGCCTGCGCTGGTGATGCGCATGCGCTCCGCATGGCCTCCGGTTCCCGCGTTGGTCCCAAAAACCAGTCGCCCAAACATTGCACCAGCGCTAGGAGATCCGTCGATAAACGCCTCAACGGCCGCAGCATTGTAGTTTGTTGAGCCGTCAAAGGCAGCAAATGAAAGACTTCCAACGGAGTCTCCGTTTTGGACGGAGGATGGCGAGGAGAGTGTTCCTCGCGCTTTTTGCAGGCTAACAGCAACCGCCGATGTCGGGGTGTCCGAGTATCTGCGAACAGAGATGTTTGCGTTTGGCGCATCGTTAGAGTTGGACGCCAGTTGAAGCCCTGCATTGGGACTAAATGTGGTGGTGTGCCCACTAATAATTTGTCCCGCGCTATTGATAACAAACGGCGTCGAGTCAGGATTCGCCGAGTCCTCAACAACCAGTGCATTGCCACTACCCTCTTGAGTAATCCGCAGCGCATCCGTTGAAGTATTGCCGCCGATAACACTGCCCGCACCGGCCGTAAGCGCCTGCGTTCCAAAGTTGGGAGCAATCTTTGTTCCAGCGATGGCCGCATCGCTCTTGATGTCGGCGTTGACGATGTCGCTGACGGTGCGGGCAGAATTCAACTTAGTCGGGGTCACGGTGTCCCCAGAGGTGAAGGTGTAATTATAGGAGGCCATATATGTTATGCTGCGTTGCGGGTTTCAGTCGGAGGCAAGGACTTGGGCGATGCCTCAATGCTGGCGGATCTGATTTCCGGCCGCCCACCGGATGTTTCGTAAATGACTTCGGCGCTATGCGCCTTGTAACGCACCGGCGTCTTCATGTTGTAGTCCTCGGCGCTGGTTGCGCTATTGGTCAGCGTGCCCACCGTTGCTTCCGTGTCAGGATTGATCGTGCTGATCTTGGTCGTGACGCTGGCGCCTGCCGGAATGACGACATCGGCGATGGTGCGGAGGAACCGCTTGCTGTGCATGTCGCCGAAGTCGTAGCGGCGGGTCTTGATGCTGCCGACCACTGGGCTGGTGCCGCCGTTGACAGCATTGTCGTCGGTGGCGGCGGTGACTTCTTCCAAAAGGTAAAGGTTGCCCGCACGCGGGATGCTGAAGACGCGGCGGTTGTTGCTGTGGGAGGCAACGAGGATCTGGTTGACCGAGGCGCTGGACGGATAAGTGTCGCGGTATTCCCATGTGTCTGTCAGGGCGTTCCACGCAATGACGAGCTGGTTGCCGTCAAGAGGTTCGGCGCTGGTTGGGAGGGCAATGAGATAGCGGTTGGCGTGCCATACGCCGAAGGCAGATTTCTCCACGCGGGACTGCACCACTTGGCTAAACAGGTCGGCGATGGGTTCGGAGAGCGGCTTGGTGTCGCCGCGAAGTTTTAGATCGAGGCGGCTGTCGAGTCGGTAGATACCGGCGTCAGACAGGAAGAAAACAAACGAGCCTGCGGTGACGATGGTGTTGCGGGCACTGCAACCGATCTCGTTGGTGAGGAGCGTGAGCTGTGACACCGGAGTGTCTACGCTGAAGTCGCTGCCATCTGTGGACGACACTTGGCCGAGGGTGGCGAGCCAGATGGACTTGCGGCAGAAGACGAGGGCTTGGCCCTCGATCCATGGATGCACTGCAACAATGCGGTCGTCGCCGCCCGCTCCTGCGCGGAAGCTGTTCCAAAATGGGTCGTATAAGTCGGAGTCCAAAACGTCGCTGATTCCCACCGTGTCGCGGGTCTTGGCGATCCATAGCCGATTGTTATGGTAACTCGCCCAGCCGACACTCGGCATGCGGGTGTAGGTGACGCCTTCGCTTGGCACACCTGCGGTGGCGCGGACGAAGTTTCCAGCGCCGCCGTCCCAATAGATCGGCGCTTTGACGCGGCGAACCTTGATGCCTGCGGCAGCGTGGGTTGCAGTGCCGCTTGGAACGGTGATGGTAAAAGAGTCAGTGGCGATGCCTGTGATGTCGTATTCGTGGCCGTCGAACGCGGGCGTTGTGCTGCCTTCAATGCGGACGCGGGCACCTTCGGGGTAGCCGTGGGCGGTGACGTTAATGGTGGCCGTGGTGGTGCTGACCGTGATGCCTGACGCGGTCGTGAGCTTTTGCTCCCAGCCGCTGACGCTGCGGTCGGCTTCGCGGAGGATGTAGAGGCGGTCGAACGCTTGGACGACGCTGACGGTGTCCGTGCCCTCGATGCGCTCTTGCGGCGTATTCGGGTAGTTTTTGACCACCGGCGACTGGCCTTGGCGGTAAAGTGTGGCGCTGTCGCTTCCGGCGAGCACGATGAATTCGTTGGCGTTGTCGTAGTTCTGGCTGGCGAACACTCCGGCCGCGTAGAGTCCGCCCTCGTAGCTGTCGCGCACTTCGGGGCCGTTGTTAGCGATGATGGTGCCGGTGGCCGGTGTCGCGGGGCTTCCGCTCACGGTGTAGGTGAAAGTATTGGCGTCCGTAACGGTGACGATGAAGTCGCCGTTGTAGTCTGTCTCGGCGGCGCCGCGGATGTTCACTTGGTCGCCGGTGGTGAATCCGTGGGCGGTCGCCGTGACGGTGGCCGTGGTTGATGCGCGAGTGATTGAGGTGACGGCCTTGTCGGTGCCGAGCGTGAAATCCAATGTCAGCGGGGCGCCGGTCGTGCCGATGGTGTCGGTGAGGCGCTTGCTCCCCTTGCGGGTCTGGGCGACTCCGCGATCCAAGCGCATGTTGACGCTGTCTTGCAGCATGCCCGCCGGAAGGGTCAGCGGGTTCAAGCGGCTGGCAAAGCCGATGAAGCCGTTGTCGCCATCTCTCTGCACTGGACTTTCTAATGCCATTAGTTGAGCGCGGCTTTGAGCCGTGACTTAAACCGCGCCGCGTCGGCGGGGCTGATGTCGTTCTTGCGATTGGGGGCGATTTGTTGGTGGGTGACGATGCGGCTCATCGGGATGTGCCACTTCTTCATGCGGGGCACGATGTATTGGATGGCGCTGTCCATGGCCGCTTCGCCGAGCGGGTCTTCGTAGGTATTGCCGTCCCACGCCACACCGAGGCTGTAGCTGTTGCAGTCCGGCACGCCCTGCCATGAGCTGAGACCCGCATGCCAGCAGCGGGCGGTGTCGTCGGCGAGGACGGTGCGGTTGCCGTTGCGGGCGATGATGACGTGGTAGGACACTTTGCTCTCAGGGTTCATGCACCAAGAGACGGAGCCGTTATAGCTGCCGCTCGTATGGTGCAGGACGATCATGGTCGGCGTGATGGGTCTGCCGCTTTTGTTCGGGGTGTTGAGACGGCGTTCGTCGTAGGCTTTGCTCGCGGCGGGTGTGGAGGCGGTTGTGGATACGGATGGCAAGCTCGGCGAGGCTGGCGCTGGGCCAGTCGCGGACGGCTTTCCAAATAGTCTCTTGATCCACTTCCACATGCGCTTACTTTGCGTGGCCTTTGGGCGGCGGGTTGACGGTGACGGTCGCCTGTTGCTTCAAGAAGTCATACCCAACGGTCACGCAACCACCCGCAAGAGCAGCCCAGCTCGCGGCGAGGATCGCAACTGCAACTAGTTTTGTGACGCGGGCGTGGCTCATTGATTCAGAGGCGGGCGTTGTTGTCCTTGGCCATGACCAAGCCCCAACCCGCGAGCAGACTCGCGGCGATGAGGCCGAGGTCGGGCACGCTGCCGTTGGCCAAGAACTCGCGGCCAGCGGTCGAGAGCGAGGCGATGATTGTGAGGATTCCGAGCAGGTTTGTTTTCCAGTTTCTCATATTATTTTTGCTTCTGTTTCTTTCGTAGGTCGTGAAGGACCGAAATTAGGGTGACGATGCCAACCGCGAGGCCGACACAAAGACCGGCGACCCTGAGAGTTGTCTCTAAATGGGGCAGCATAGAAAACGCCGAGGAGCCGATAGACGTGGCCGTGCCGATGACGCCTTTTTCCGTCGTGCTGAAGTTGTGATGAAAATACTGCAAGCTCATCGCGCGGCCCGTCCGATGCGTTACTTCAAGTAGGCAAGCACGGCGCCTGCGTGCAGCTTGATCTCGGTGAAGCTGCCCTCGATGGCGGTGCCGACCGGAAACGCATAGGCGCTGGCGCCGGTGGTGTTCGCCACGTTGGTCTGGTTGCCTGCGAGCGTGTGGAACTTGGTCGCGGCGTCGAGGCTTTCGACAACGCTGAATGTTCCGGTGACGGCCGTGGTGTCGGAGATGAGGCGGACGCCGTTGGCTTTGTTCGTTGTTCTGACGTTAGGGTTCATAGGATTAGTATTGGTTGACGCGGGCGGTCCACATGGACGGCTGGTTTTGCTGGAAGTAATATTTGTCGCGCTGCGCGATCAGCTCGGACTCGGCCATCTGTTCCATGGCGAGTGCTTTGTCTAGCTGGCCGTCTTCTGTGAGGAGGTCGGAGGTCAGCATGAGCGCGACTGCTTTGGCGATGACGGCGGGCACGGTCGCGGAGAGGTTGCTCGCGCTGTATTCGGTCGGGCGGATGCGGTAGTTGACCCAGACGGTGTCTGGCAGGTCGGTGCCTTGCGGGAAGCGCACGTTGTCGCCGAGGAGGGTGTAGCCGATGGCGCGGGGGGCAACGTGGGTCGCGGGGTTGTCGCGGAGGACGGCGAAGACTTCGCCCATGGCGGTCTCGCCGGTTTGCTCGTAGGGGATGAAGTAGCCGGTCGTGTCGTTGCCTTCGACGGTGCGTTCTTCGACGCGCATGAGTTCTGGCCAATCCGCCCACTCCCAGCAGTCGGCGATGCGTTCGTTGGCGGCGGCGGTCATCATGGTTTTTGCGCCGGATGGGATGGCGTCGATGGTGCTGGCGTCGTTGCCGACACGCTGCCATGCGCGCAAAAGAATAGACTGTAATGTGACAGTCCTCATTATTCAGCAGCGGGTGCTTCCTCCGTGAGTTGCTTTTCGATGCTCGTTGCCAGCGGCAGGATCTGCGCGGCGGCGTTCAGCCCGCCAGTTTTGACGGCGAGATCCAAGCACTGCATGACGACCTTGGCCTCGGCTTCGGAGAGCGTGACGGTCTTACTCATTGGGTTGCTCCTGTTGCGCGGCGAGGTAAGCCTGTGTCGCGGGAATCGCGGCCAAGACTGCGGCGAACGCGGCGGCGAGTTCGGGCACGGCCTGCATGATTTCGGGACTCAACGGCGCGGTCATCTTCTGGACGAGTGAACCGTTGGCGAGTTCGCCGCTCTCGGTGCAGGGAAGAAGCTCCACGGTGATGCTGCCGGAATCGGCGGTCGGCTGGATCGCGGACAACGTGTAAACGTGGAGCCTGTCGTAAACCTTGGCCTCAACGGCTTCGGTCGTGATCGGGTTTGGATTTGTTAGCATAATCTTTAGGTGGCGATGAGGCCCAAGGTGCGGAGGCGGGCGAGCAGATCGTTTAGTCGTGCTTGCGTGCTGGCGGCGTCCGTTGCATCTGCCACGGCGGCGGGTTGCGCGGCGGGTGTGGCGTTCCAGAAGCCCAAAAGCTGTGTTGTGCCTGTGCCGATGCGCGTTCCCGTGGTGGTGTCGGTGACGATGTTGCGAGTGGAGGCGTCAAGGTTGCCGTTGAGAGTCAGCGCACCGCATGAGAGCGGGGCGAAGCCGCTGTTATCGGCCAGACGGATGCGAAGCGTAGAACCGCTGGTGTTGAGGGCGGGCCAGCTTGAGGATGTGCCGCCAAGGCGGACTAAAACATCAGAGCTGTTAAAGGCGCTGATGGTAAGAACGCCTGCGGTTGATGGCCCTGTGATAAAGGTAAAGCCGTCACCAAAAGAAATTCCGCCGTTTGCTTGCCTACAGGAAACAGTTGCCGCGGTAACTCCCCCTGTAAATGTCGCACCAGCCGAGACAGTTAACGGCCCGTTTGCGGCAACGCTTACCCGCGTCACCCCATCCGTCTGAAACTCCAGCGCCCTCGCCGTCCCGCCGCCCGATCCCTTCTCCGTGCCGATCTGAAACACGTTGCTCGACCAGCGCAGGAAGCCGCGCTCGTGGTTCGTGGCGGAGGTGAAGGTGTTAAAAATTCTATACTCCTGCGGATTCGCGGCGTTGTATTGCGAGAGGACGCCTGCGGCATCGCGGCGGAGGATGAGGTCAAAGTTAGAGCTTGATGGCGCGCCAGACGAAGCCCATCCAAGTTCTCCTTCGGGTCGCATTCCGCACCGATTGTTTGAGAATGCCGCAAAGCGGGCAGCGTTTGTGCCAGCGGCCAACGCTGCACCGCTCACAACCGCAACCAATCCTTCGCCAGAATTTGTTTGGTAATTTCTGCTTCCGCTCGTTGGGGCAATAGAGCTTGCGCCGATAACGAAACCGTTAAGGGTTGCGTCACTTGAAGATGCGAGCGTGGTGAAGGTGCCTGCGGCGGGCGTGGTGTTGCCGATGGGCTGGCCTTCGACTTGAATGCGACCAGAGGCGTTCGGCGCGGTTAATGTGCGGACGGTGCCGGTGGTGATGCTGCCGAGGTCGAAGGCGAGGTTGCGGCTGGTGTCGCTGTTATCGTAGAGAAGAAACTGCGAGTCGCTGAACACGTCCGGCATGGTGCCAGCGTAGGTGTAGTCGGAGTCGCGGTTGCTGCCGCCTGTCGCTGTGCGGATGTAAATGCCTGCCTGCTTGCGACTAACCGGCCAGACGCCGCTGGCTGTGCGGACGAGCCATGCGCTGTTGAGAACGGCGGAGCCATCCAGCGGAAGGTCCGCATAGGTCGCTACCTCGCCGTCAATGTAGGACGCGCCGCCGCCGCCCGATCCTTTTTGATCGAACGTGCCGCTGAAGGGGTTAAACGTCCAAGGCATGGTAAAAGAGACTAAGAGACTAAGAGACTAAAAGACTAAGAGCGGGTGACGGTGGCGAGGTCCGCGTCGTTGGTGGTCGGCGGATTGGTCGTGTAGGAGAAGGTCAGCGTGGCGACTGTTTGGCCTCCGCTGCCGCCCTCTTTGTAGGTCACGGTCTGGATGTTGTTCGTGCTGCCGTAGTAGCTGATCGAGAGATAGTCGTGCTGGGGGATATTTAATCCGGCAACGTTGCGGACGTTAATGTTCGGGTGCATACGGTTAGGCGGCGGGTGCGGCGGTCATGCCGAGTTGCTGGTCTTGCTGCAGCTTTTGCAGCGCGGGCTGGGCGCCGGTGCGGCCGATGACGGCGTTCTGTTGCTGTTGAAGCTGGAACTGGAAGGCTTGTGCGCGGGCGTCGATCATGCTGCGGAAGATTTCGTCTTGTTGATATCGCTGCTGGACGGCGGGGTTGGACTGAATGATTTGCTGGAGGGTTTGCAGGCGGACTTGCGCGTTTTGGCCGCCTTCTTTCAGCGGGGGTTCGGTACCTGCGGCGATTTTGGCGAAGGCTGTTTGTTCGTCTTCTTGCTCCATCTGCGTCGCGGCGCCGATGTCCCTGACAAGAAGGTTAGCGAGGTTTTGGTCTACGCTACCGAGCATGACCTTAATCAATTGCGCGCGGTCGATCACTCCCATCGAATCAAGAGGCACTAGATTTTGGGTCAGGAACGTCATCTTGGCCTCCAAGGCGGCGTTATCGAGGGTTCTCGCGTCGAACTCGGCAGTGATGTCATAGCGACCGCGGATGTCGGCGGCGCCTTCAGCTAACGGCGTGGCGTTTCCGGTGACGCGAGAAATTTCCTCCGGCAACATATACTGCTGCGCCAAGGCGAGGATCTGGATCATCATGACCTTCATGTCGAGGAGCCATGAGTCGGCCAAGTCCTGCATGTGCAGCATGGCGATGTTGGGATTGACGCTCTCAGTCATCCGTCCGAAGTAGCGGTCAACGTCGGCGCGGGTTGCCTGTTCGACCTCGATAGAGCCTTGGTCAAACGGCGGCGGCGTCATCCAGTTGATTTCGTTCGGACGGCGCTCAGGGATCTGCATCGCTGGTCCGAGGACGAGATCTAGGCGACCTCTGGAAGCGGGCACTTTGAGAGGGGGAATGATGCTGATACTGGCGCGGTCAACCCTATAGTCCCTCTGCACCTTCACCTCTTCCTGCGCCGACTGGACGATCTCAGGAATACCGCGGCTTTCGAGGAGGGGGCGGGTGTTGCGCTCGCGGGGCAGCTCGACAAAGGGATACATCTGATGCTCGTAGGGCATCAGCTCATGCAGGGCAACGGAGTCGGTGATGCTGTAGTTGACGACGGTGCGGGTGACCTTAGTCGCTCCGGTGCGGTCGTCGTGCTCTTTGCGGTAGACGTGCCACACTTCGATCAGGTCGCGCATTTGCTCGTAGAGGAACTGGTCCGAGCGGTGGATGTTCATGTGGATGCGCTTCATCTCGCCGCGATGCTTCACCGCGCGCTCGACCCACTCCTTGTCCCAGCCTTCCAGTGCGGCGCGCTCGCGCAGCTCGAACTCGCTGAGTAGCTCGCGGCGGGCGATGAAGGGCGCCCTCTGCAGGGAGTCCGTCTGTATTGGAAAAATCACGTCCTCCCATGCCTCCAAAGCGCGCACCACCGGCTTGCTGGAAAAAATATAAGGGCTTTCCCACTCGACCTCGCCCTTCTCGCGGAGTTGGCGAACCTTGGAGACGCTGCCCAGCTCCGGCACCACCTGACCGAGAAGCTCCGCGGCCAGCTCCTCCTGAGCCGGATCGAGAACGACTTCGAGGAGCGCTTGCAAGTTGGGATCTTGCGTCTCCTCGATCATCATCATGGCCTCTTCGAGCGTGAACTTCTTCACCTCGACGCGGGTCTGGCGCTCCCAGTCCACCGCCATGACAGCGAGGCCGTAGGTCTCTCTAAACTCTGCAGCCAAGCGGATCTCGCGGCGCATGTCGTCGGCGCAGTGGCTGTGCAGGAGCCAACGGAGCACAGTCTCGGCGGCGTTCTTCTTCGGGGCGTCCATCACCTCGACCGGCTGGACTTGCAGGCGCGATTTGAAGAATGCGGACGTGAGAGAGATGACCCGCTCCCGAATGATCGACTCGGCCATCCTGACGGAAACGTCCGAACTATTTTCCCAAGGAAAGACCTTCTTGCCGTAGAAGGCTTGGTGCTTGCGGCCGTCGTCGCTCTGTCCGGCCCAGATACAATACCGGACGTTGAAATTCTTGAGCTTGCGATGCAGGTAGCCGGAGCCGTCGTGGTCCGCCTGATCGATGTCGCTGATCATGCGCGTGA